AATCTAAGTAAATCGTCTAATGGATCAGGCCCGCTAGCACGACCACCGAAAGTTTTTAATCTTGCGCCATGTGGTCTAATATTAGTTAGGTCCCATTTAGGTACTTGCCCTGAGTATAATAAAAATAAAAATTCTTTATATGCTTTTGACCATCCAATCTTTGAATCAGCTACCTTAATGATGGTATCTGTATCGTGTAGTTCTTCTGGAAGATCAGGAAGTTTATTAATATACTGTCGCTCTACGCTGAACCCCACACCTGTACCACACATGAGTATGTAAAGTGTTTCATCAAACACACGAGGATTATCTACAGCAACATAAGCACAATTAAAACCTGCAACATTATCTCTTTCTAATGCAGGCCCTGCTGACATTAAGGCTCTCATGCTTGGCATTATTTCTAAATTAAGAACAGCTTGTTCTAACTCTGTTCGTAGTTTCTTAGTCAGCTTAAAGTTATTGTTATCTTTTAAGTGTGTTTCAAAGAAATCAAAATATCTATTAACTGTCTCTTGCCAGTTCTCTCGTCTTCCTAAGTCTTCATTCCATCTCGCGTATCTGCTCAGATGTATGAATTCTTGATATTGTGTTGGTAACTTATTCATTTTTTATTCCTTATTTTAATACCTCTTCTTTTTAATTCTTTTCTAATCTTATGTTTCAATTTTAATGGAGTGCTCTCCTTGTTTAATTCTTCAAACAGAACACGCTTTGAAATTCCTTTCATCCAGTAATATGTTGTAGTCACTACACCAGTCTGTCTGTTTCTTGATGTATATGATTGTTTAAACTTTGTCGGCATTCTTTTTTAACTCTTCTAATAGTCTGTTCTCATACCACTCAGCTTTCTTTAAGTCCTGTATAAAGTCCTTATAACGAAACCTCCAACGATACTTGAGTGAATTTCCACGAAGATAGCCTACATATTCTTCATGTGTTAGCATAGCTTCAATAGCATCTATGCATTCTATCTTGCCGTTATTATAGTGTGGTGGGTTATTGACTAAATCCTCATCCATTAACTTATGTGCGTGTTCCATTAATTCTTCCATTATTCTATCCATTTTTTAGGTAAACTCTCTGCGCTGTACCATCTGAATCCATTTTTTGATGCCCATTCTGCATGGCTTCGTTTAGTACCATCCTTTCTTCTCTTTGCTGCGGGCATAGGAGCAGAGGGATTAGAGAATAAAAAGACTAGCTCACAATCATCTGGCAGTATCTCTTTAATCCATTTGTACTTGTTGTACTCTGCATAATCCCAAAACCTTCCTTTAGCTTCAAGATAGATAACCTTACCTTCTAAGATACGAATAAAATCAGGATGATACTTATGTGGAATACTATAATCTATGATTCCTTTGTGGTGTTCCCAGTGTTGTAGTTCTTCTTGGTGAAGATCGTACTCCCACTTAGAGTCATATCCTTTAGGTAGCCCTTTCTCTATTGGTCTTTTCTTTCTAGGTTTTCTTTTCATTTAATGTATTGTCTCCTTTGCTTGTTCCCTAAAGATTATTTCTTCTTTAATTAAATCTTCTAAGCGTAACATTATAGGTGTATCTAATTCTTCTATTAATGTACCTGAAAATAAAACACCGCCTACAGCTATCAACAATTCTTCTAATTCTATTTTGTTTATATCAATTTCTATTTCACCTGCATCTTCCAATTCTTTTATCTTTGTACTTCTTTTTTTCTTTGTCATAAATATTGTCCTTGTTCTTTTACTACATTAATTTGTTGTTCTTTTGCTACATCTTTTTCAAGCTGCTCAAAGGTTAGATCAGGATTTCTTTTAACTCGTTTGTATATCCATCTCAAAGAGTAGGCACTAAGGCAAAACTTTTTATTAAAATATGTGTGTGTTTGTTCGGGTAAATACTCTTCCAAATTATCTACATTAATTAAAGTCTTGTCCGCAGTATCAGGAATAACAGAGTGTAACCACTCCACTAATATTTGTCTACCTTTCTTACGTAGTTTTTTGTCTCTTTTTCCACTCACTAGTAACCTCTTTTACTCTTGGTATTTTTGCAACATTTGTTAAGTATTCAAACTTCTTAGAATACTTAAAAACTCTAAGACCTAATCCTAGATTGGTGTCCTTATGACACTCAAACTTGTGTCTACAATATACACATCCTCTAGCAAGTTTCATGTTTCCAGATTTACCATCGGGCACAGGAGCATAACACTTCTCAGGAGGTGTGTCCTCTTCTAGCTGTTCTTTTAATAGTTTTATTCTATCTTTTATATTAGGCTTATCTAATTCATCAGGTCTAAATAAAGCAAGCTCTCCATTCTCTTTGTTAAGAGTAAGGAAGCCACCATTATGTGTACCTTCTGCTTCTTCATATCCTGCTATCTGTGCCATATAACCAAACGGATCATCGTCAGGTAGTGTGCCCTCTTTGAATTTCTTGAACGCAAAACCTGAAGCTGTCTTAATATCTACAACTTCACCATCTATTTTACAGTCCATATGTCCTTTAATACCATCAACCTTAACTTCTTTTTGTTCCGCACTTACGTCATGTTCTGCTAAACGAGCCAAAAAGAGCATAACTTCTTCTAAGATATGCCCATATAGAAACTTAATCTGTACTGGTGCAGCGAAAGCCTTGCTTGTTGGCTCTGTTTTTATATCATACCAAAGCTGTCTGTTAGGCTTACCAATATTAGACATCCTTAATGTCTGTTTATCTACTGGATGCTCTCCCGACCAGCTAAGTAATGCATTTTTCATAGCATCACCAAAGGCAGTAGCTGTTTCGTCTGACACACCTAATGACTTTCCTTCTGTAAGCGTGTCTAGCTTAGCATAGATGTCATGTACTAACGTGTCTAAGTTCTTTTTCTTTTTTTCCTTCTTCATAAAGTTCCTCTCTATGTTTGTTTAAATATTTTATAACTCTTTCAAAGATTTTTATATCGTCTCCGAAGAAGCCCATCGCTTTATTGCAACTAGAGCATAAGAAGCCTCTGAATGTATTGCTATCATGACAATGGTCTAAATTCCATTTTCTTTCTACACCAGTTACGCTATGTACTCTACCTTCCAAGCAAACAGGACACTCATAATCTCCGTTGGGATAAGGATGGAGTTTTACTAACTCTTGTCTAATCTTATGGTGTTTATTTGCGCAACCCTTACACTGTCTTCTTCTCCATTTTGGTTCTGTCTGTCCTTTAGTTGTATGCATATACGTTGCGGGCGGAAACTCTTCTATAGGTAATGTCTCATTACACTCATAACATGTTTTAAAATCCTGGTTCTGTCTTAATTCTTCTGCGTATACGTCTTCTTGTACTTCTTCAAACAACAAGAGTTGTTCTATTGTATATTGATTAATGTGTTTCACTCCAATCGTCTCCTATTTTATATTCAGCATCTAAAGGACATCGCATATTAAAATGTTCTCCTGCTTCTTTGATTGCTTTCACTCCTAGTTTTCCAAAGTGTTCAACATGTTCCTCATGTACTTCTACTTGCCATTCATCATGTATATTAGCAACAAATTTAAAGTCTAAGTTTCTTAATCTAGCTTCTTCATTCAGCAGAGTTAATGCTTTCTTCATAACGATAGCACCACCGCCTTGTAACAAAGTGTTCAAGGCAGAGTAAGAATTTCTTATACCTATACGTCTTCCGTCAATTCCTAAGACGAAACCTTTCTTTGCTGCTTTTGTAACTCTATCTCGTAGAGTCTTAAATGTTGGTTTATTATCAAAGAAATGTTGTCTAAGTCTTCTGCCATCAGCTTCGCTTCCTCCAACCACTTGTCCGAGTCTCTTATTTCCAGCAGAGTATAGTAAGGCGTAGATGAAAGTCTTTGCCTGATTTCTTGATTTAAGTCCTGTAATTTTTTGATTATGGGAGTGTATGTCTCCATTAATGATTTCATTTGTGAATTCCTCATCTTTCATATAGTGTGCAAGCATTCTTAATTCCAAACCACTTGCATCTATTCCTACTAATTTATATCCTTTAGGTACAATCCAACAAGATCTACATTCAACACCATAAGGACTCTTAACAGATGGAACCTGTGCCATATTAGGTTTTCTATGGGCCATACGACCTGTAATTGTGCCGTTAGGTATCACAAAACCATGTACTCTTCCATCTTCTTCAACAGCTTCTATCCAGGATTCAACCTGTGCTATTCTTTTTTGGAGTAATAAATACTCCCCTATCAATTCAGCCTCAGGAATATCTTTTATCCTACCTAAAGTCCTTTCATCTACCACAGGTAGACCAGTAGGTGTAAACTTTTTAGGTTTCCAACCAAAGTCTTGTAAGTATTCTCCTATTTGTTTTCTTGAGCCTAGATTAAATTCGTCTTCATGTGTTCTAATAATAGAAGTCTCGCCTTGTTTGAATAATATATATTCATCTTCAAGCAAATGTACCTTCTTGTTTGTTGCCTCATTTGTACCTAGTTTAGATAGAGAACCATCTTTCTTATAACTAGGATGAATCTCTTCTACCACTTTTCTAGGTTTAAATGTCTCTTGTACTTCTTTTTCCACCTCTGACATCCTTTTATAAAAACTTGCTAGTAATTTTTCTGCTCGTGGTTGATCAAAATCAAAGCCGTCTTCTTCCTGACGTTTCATGATAAGACCTACGTTGTGTTCTAACTCTACACTCTCTTTGGAGAAGCCTCTAGATTCTTGTTTGAGGGCTTCCAAGACAAGTTTATTTAATTGCACATCTCTTACACAATACTCCAACATCTTAGGTGTGTATATTTCAAACTCTTCAAAGTCTTGTTTAGGATATTTTAATGTGTATCCCCACATCGATAGGCTATGTCCGCCTTCTCTTGATGGACGAAATAAACGAGATAACACTAAGGTATCAATTAGTATCTTATCACTAAGGTCTACTCCTAAAAGTTTCTTGATAACAGGAATATCAAAACCTAGTATGTTATGTCCTATTAATTTATCTGCCGATTGAAGTAACTCAAGACCTGAGTCTAGTTGGTGAGGAGCAAATTTATATATTTTACCAGACTCAGCATCTTGAGCGACTATACACCACACTTTGGTGGCTTTTAAATCATCAGTTTCTATGTCAAATATTAGACTACGCATATGCATCAAACTCCAAGTCACTTCCTTCTTTTTCAAACTCTTCTGCGGCTATTTCTTTAAGCCTACCTGTGTCTCTGTCATAAAGTAATCTACTAGCTAGACCTACATCACCTGTATATCTAGACTTTAATACTCTTAGTAATGTTGTGTTAGATTCTTGAGGATCGTCTGATTGTTGGTTACGTTCCAATCCAATAACGCAATCGCTTAGTTGTGCTATGCTTTGCGAACCTCTCAAGTGACTGAGATTAACTTGGATACCATCTTCGTGTCCTTTGTTACCCACTACCCTACGTAGATGAGATACTAATATTAAACCCGCACCTGTCTCTTCAACAATACTTCTTAGTTTAGTCATGATTCTATCTATGGCCCTTCGTTCATCGCCATCTGTAACAGCGCTCACTAACATATGTAAATGATCTATCACTACCCACTTACAATTACAGCCAACGATCATGTATCTTAGTTTAGAAAAGATTTCTTCTATTGAATTTGTTCCAAAGTGTGCATGTACCCATACTCGGTTCTCGTTGTCTCCATTATATAGTACATCAAAGTATCTATCGATCTCTTCTTCTGAGAATTTCTCTAACTCTTGGTCAATATACAATCTTGCATTCGCTTCGATAGATAAGATACCACCAATTGTTCTGTTGGGATCTTCCTCTAAGGCTATGATGCCTACATTATCATCTGTTGTCTTGATAAGCCAGTGCTCTAACTCACGAGTTACACTAGACTTACCTAAACCTGTACCACCTGTAAGTGTTACAAGCTCTCCTTGTCTTAAACCATATAGTTTCTTGTTCAGTCCTTCATAGGGATAGGGAACGCTCTTCTTCTTTTCTCTCGTGAAGAATTTAAGCTTATGATCAGATACATTTATTACACCTGTAGGTGTGTAAGTTTTAGACTCCCACCAAGTTTGGCTAAATGCATTCTTTGAACCCGCAATAAGCATATCATTAGCATCTTTATACCCATTAGGGATACGCATAATCTTTGCTTTTCCAGGAGTCAGTATTCTAGCTACCTTCTTAGCTGCTTCTTGTCCTGGTTTATCTCTATCAAAACATATTACAACATTATCAAAACTCTCTACAAACTCAAGGCTATCCTTTACATCACGAACAGCGCCTTGAGCACCAGTCTTAATGGATACTACTGCCCATTTACTACCTAACATTTCGTATGCAGCTAGAGCATCGTACTCTCCCTCTACTATAGTAAGAAACTTACCACCACCTTTGAAAAGATGTTCACCGAACAGACCGCTATCGTTTAGAAAGCCAGTTGTTCTAAAATTCTTACCTATCCCATTCGCTCTGAATTTAATTTTTGTAGCTACTAACTGATTGTCTGCATAGTAAGGAAAAATCTGATCGCCTACTTCATTTCCATGATATACAATCTTTACTCCATACTTTCTAGCAGTCTTCTCTGATATGTTTCTATCTTCTATTCGTGCGAAGATTCCATTCTTGGGAACTTCTAATGCATTTTCTTTTTTTGTTTTTAATTTTGTTACTGTTGCTGTCATAGGTTTCACCTCACCTGTTGTATCGTAATAGTCGGGAAAAAATTCTCCACAGCTAAAACACTTTGCTGATCCGTCTTCGTTAATAGAACACGCATCACTACTATTACAAACAGGACAAGGCTTATGTAATTCTATAAATTCTGTGTCCATAGTTTGCTCCTTTTAAAAAAATGCCTACCGCCTACCGAAGTTTAAAAGGTACTTCTTACCTTAAACTAGGACATATCCTCAGGTGGAAATGCCCCAGTTTCTTCGATGTCTATACCACTATCAGTATCATCGATAAGATCAGGATTGATCGCACCCTTAACAGGTTCGTTATTAATAAGACCTATTAGAGTATTAGAAAAACCAGCGATGTTAAATTGGACACGCATCAGATTCATGTTCAAACTTCTTTGCTCGTTTGAAAGAACTACTATCGTATCAAATACATCTCTAGCTAAACTATCCTCTAGATCGTCTTTATTAATAACAACACCTTCGATTGTTACGGATGGACTATTCTCTTGATTACTCATAAAGATCTCCTATTAAAATTCGATGTCGTCATCGCCACCAGTATCAAGCACATCAAACTCATCAGTCTGTCCGTTGTTGTATTCCACAAGGTCCAAAACTTGAACAGCTTGTAGCTCCAACCAATTGAACGTACCATATTTGTTGTCAATCACTCGTGGTTGATATTGAATTTTAACCTTAGATCCGTTGCCTACTGCTACGTCTAGTGGATTCTTAGCAGCATCCACAACACGAACAGGAGGATTGATTGATCCGTCAGGTCGATTGTAATACTTCCTGAAGAATAGAGCAGGTTGCTCATCAATCTCTTTGATCTTATGTCCTTCCTTCTCAAACTGATTAGCAGTCTTTTGATCAACCACTAAAGTAGCTTGGTAAGTTGCAGGATCAAATGTTGAATTGGGTACACTTAAACTTGCCCAATAAACAGGTCCTTCTAATATAGCCATAATTAGCCTCCTTTTTTATTTATATTAATAGTCATACTTAACCATAGGTGGATTATACAGTAGTCCAGTCCTATAGTCAAGCGTTTTATATGAGTATATGCAAAGAAATTTGCGAAAGGTGTGGGAGTTTACGAGTCACAAGTGCTCCCACTCACTCGTCTGCCATAGAAACAGGTGAACTTCAGCCCTGTGATAAGGTGATAGTGTGTGCCTACTAGCCACGACTCTGTGGTTTCTTTTTATATCTCTCATATAATATTTTAAGGACAGATTTGAAATCTGTCAAGTTTTATTTTTTCAATCGAAGTAATATTCTTTTGGGTTATCAACACCATTAATAATCTTGATACCCTTCATGCCATGCATCTTGAACTTAGCCTTCGTTAGTAAATAAAAATCCATATCATTATCTAATCGAATAACAACAGACATATCTTTAAACTCTTTCAAGTATTTGCGAGCTGCTGTTATGTTCTTTAGTTTTAGGTGGAGTCCATTCCATATCCTACCCATGATTATCTCCATATAAATCTTTCCATTCCTGAAGGGCCATGCCTAGTGCTTCACTTTTAGATGTTGTGAAATACCAATCCTTAAAGCCTCGTGGGAATTTTAGATTTCCTACCTTGACTACGAAGGCAGATGGAACTCCGTTGTTCTTAGCTGTCTTCTTGATCTTTATTTTCATACCTTTCTCCTCTTAGTTAAACGGAACGAATTCCATGTAGGGTTCGATCTTATATCCTACTGGCTCAAATGAAACAGCACGTTTCACTTGCTCTACTTTCCAGGATGTATCAACAGTATCACCTGTTGCATGATCTGATCCTAGTAAGATGCCTCTTCCTGCGAAAGTACCAACACCTACAAATGTAAAGTATCGTTGATCCTCTTTTAACAGGCCCTCATCATCTAGGAATAGATCGTTCCCTTTGTTGGTATCGCTATTGTAATCTACCATTTGCACAGTAAATATTTTATAGTTACCGAGATCATACAATTCTTCGTAGCTGCTATAGCTACCTTCAGATATTGTCTCAGTAACAGGATCAATAATGATAACCTTCTTTCTTTCCTTACTCATCTTGCTTCTCCTCATAATTTAAAATACAATTCCCTATGAACTCAGGTATCTGCGGCACTACAGAGTTGCCGAGTTGCTTGAGTCGTTGGG